CATGGCAAGCCTTGCTTCCATGTTCATTCGACGTTGGTCTTGTAATCTTTCATCCATAAATTCTAGTTTGGATTGAAAGTTTTCCATAATCTGTGCCTGTACTGCCAAGGACTTAGCAATATCTTGCATTCCTTCAACGGCATCATCTACTTTATCAAAGAATTTTCCAATGGATTGAATGTCTTTTTTGATTAAAGCAATGTCGGTCTTGACGTGATTGAGGTCGTCAGACATATTTACTCCAGTTATATGGTTATTATATCACAGAATCCATTATATGTCAATGGATATTTATAATTAAGAAGGTACGAATTTAAGATTAAATCAATTATTATCTGATTTATTTTGAATCGCAATACCCGCCGCGGGTTCGTCGTCAATAGTTACATTTCGATAATATACAATTACTTCTCCAAGCTCTCGTATATATCTTCTAAGTTCTTGTGTATTCTTCGACATCAATTGATAGTCTCCAACAGTCATTGCTACAAACACCACATCACCGTTGTTCTTCTTTTTCATGTCGTCAAGGAATTTGTCAAGGTAAGTATAACCTACGGGCCAGTCAGGGTTATCGCGCCCTTCAAGAGGGCAGTCCTTTGGTCGTTTAAATTGCTCAACACCTTCGTCATTAAATTTTGGAGGGTCGTATTGAATTGTAGCTTTACACGGATTTGTAATAACCGCTTCAGATACAACATACCATTTAGGATCGTTTAATTGAATAGGACGTGGTAGTGTTGGTTGAATAATCTCAATCTTAATTGGTTTAGTGACAATCTCAACTTCTTTAGTACCAAATAGATTACCTAAGGTACTACAACCGCTAAGGAACGTCAGGAGCGTCAAGCTCGCTAATAGCTTTGCTGTCATTCTCTATGTCCTCAAATACTGCGGCAGTACCATTATTGAATCTTATTTCCATAAGACCAGGTTTGGCAACTGCAAGTTTGTCAAAATTGTGTCGAGCAAATATAGCAAGATACTCATCCTTCTCTTGCTCTATTTGATTATAATTACGTTGAAGGTTAGATAACGATTGACCTTGTTTTTCATAAGATTCTTGCATAGCAGCCAATGTTGCCTTCTGTTCTTCAACAGCGGCTTCAAGTTTTACTGCGTTCTCTTTAAGAGTTATGTTTTCGTTATATAACCAGTATGAACCTAAACCAAGAACCAATATAATTCCGATGAATAATTGGTTAAACATTTTTAGTCTTCTTCAGATTGTTCAGCTTCTGGTTCTGCAGCAAGGTCAGCTGCCATTTCAACTTCAGGATATTCCTGAGTCATGTCTTGATACTTTTGATTTAATGCAGCTCTTACTCGAGTTGTCATTTCAGAATCAAAAGCTTTCTTAAGGTTAAGTGGATTGTTATCCAACGCGTTAGCGATTATATCATTTACTGGCATTTTATGTTCTCCATACTATATTGTTAGTAAAATTATTTATACATTTTCTAAACGAACCATTAATCTTTCGGCTCGGTTAGTAACTTGTTTGTGCCATCGAGAATCTCTACCCTCAACAGCGGCTTCTTTCCAATCTCCTTTGAGAATGGCTTCATGCATTTTCTTAAATTTGCTTAGTCTTGTTCTTCCCATGTTGAACATCATATTAACTAAGATTTGTTGTACTTCATCAGGTAGGTCTCCGAAGACTCCTTCTTCATACAATTTTTCGCATTCACTGATTGCGATATCTAAATCCTTCTCGAAACATTCTTTTACTCTGTCTTCGTCAACAGGTGTACCAACTTCTGCTCCGTGTTCTGGATCTGATTCTAATACTAGGTGACCAACTCCAAAAGTAGGATAACCTAGATGGTCAAGATAAACTTCATTAACGACGCCTTCGTCAATTTTCAATTGTTCAAAGACAGCTTCTCTGTCTAATTTTGTATCTCTAAAAAACATTTTGTTCCTCTCTATGTTAACGTCGTTATATCAACAGCAGATGTACCTTGAAATTCTAAAAGGCTTGCTACTATACTTTCCGCGTTATCTTTAATAGTATTATCATAATATGTATCACCGCCTGCATACTCATATCCCCATAAAGCAATGTCAACTGCAGTATTTGCTGTAGATACTTTTTCTATTTCTGAGTTGGCAAGATCTTCAGCACTCAATACAGCAACCATAGGTTGTACTGCATATACTGAACTTCCGACTGCCACATCATAAGTTTTAACATTAAGTGTTACTTTCTTAATTGTGTTGTCTGAGTCAAATTTTAATACTTCAGCTAACTCAAGTACCTTATCATAACTAGGCATAATTATTACTTATAGTTATAGTTACCATCCCAATCAGTTCTTGGGAAATTAGCAAAAGATTTTAATTTACCTAACTCCGTTACCATATCGCTAAAATCTATATCATCTTCTGTTTTACCGCTTGGTAATTTTGGATTCTTACCTGGCATTCCTGGATATATATCTAATGCGAAATCTAAGTTACCATCACCAACTTTCAATCTGTTGTCTTTGGCATCACTCATAGGTCCAATTAAAACTTCTTGTTCATTATATCTAAGTCCTAGTTTTCTAAAATGCTTTTCTACAATTTTTAAAGCAGTTTTAATATCTTTAATAACAGGTGCTGATACATTATCATCATGCATAGCTTCCTGCTTCAATTTAAACTGAGCTCTAAATCCTGTAAGCTTAGCACCAGGAAATGGTGGCCTAGGTAATTTAAAAGTTTCAGCCAAATGGTTTTGTTCCCATTGTTTGAAAGATTTCATTTCTATCTTCTCCTTTTTTAAATTAGCCTGCAGCCGAACTCATTGCTTGCTTAGCTGCAGCACGCTCTTTATCGCGTTCTTGTTTACGTTTCTCACGCTCTTTTTCAACTTCATCTTGATTCTTTTGCCTTTCGGCTTCAGCGGCGTGCTTTAATTTAATTCTTTCTTTTTCCTTGTCTTGACGATCCTTCATCAATTCAAGTTCAGATGCTTGCCTTGCCTTTAATTGAGCTTGAGCAACTGCATCTTCTTTAACATTTACCGTACCCATAATATCTCGAATACGTTTCTTGTGTTTCTTTTGATTCTTTTTAGAAACTCCTGGTTCTCCGTCAGGACCTACTCCTAATCCGGCAATATTTCCACCGCCGACATTATTTACAGGTTCTTCTTCCATTTCGCGTTTTGCTGCTTCAGCAATAATCAAGCCGTTCTCTTCCAAGAATCTTTCTAAAGCTAAATCCAAATCTTCTTCAACAGATTCCTCTGTTAAATAGTTGGTTGCTTCAATTCTTTGTTGTTCTTTAATTAACCACAGCGCTGATGCATAAGTTGCTAATCTTGTAGAACCACCTGGTAGTTTTGCTAGTAGTTTTTTCAAGTTCAAAATCATTTGGTCAAATATACCAAAAGCAGACTTCTGATTATTTTTCTGAAAGTCTTTTCTTTTGATAAGAATGTTTCCTTTCTCATCAATGATTCCTAACTTATAAGCTTCCCACTTATTAAAAGGCGTGACAAGCCGCTTAATAAATGAATAAACTAAAAATAGGTCTACTACCATTTAAATTTCCTTAAGCCTTTGTTTGATAAGTTCATCACCATTAATAGATTCTGAATTTATCATCATATCATCGTATACTAATACTTCAGGCATAAAAGCCAAATATTCTACAAACGGTTTCAAATATTCGTGATACTCATGCAACCGCATAAATAACATATTTGTTGCCGAAGGACCAAACACATTGAATATTACAATGAGATGGTTAAGAATTAACCTTTCCTTCAAATCATCATCTTGACGATAACGACTGAAGAGCTTACGCAAATATTGAAAGCGTTTAATATCTTCTTCAAACTCTGACATCTCAGTACACTGAGGGTTATCATAGTTTTTCATCGCGTATAGCAGAAAGGTTGATTCTGTCAAATTCATAACAATAAAAGGCTAACTATTTAGAATTAGCTGTCAGCTACAATTGCGTCTTCGTCAGCCGTATCGCCTGTAACACCTAAGTCACCAGCGTCTCCTGCAGATACCTTCATAGGTACCAAGCATTCTGCGAAATGACGACCATTAGCTGTATGGTATAACCACCAACCTGGACCTTTAAGACCTTTAGCTCTGTTAGCAGCAACACCTGCCTCTGTTAAGTCAACGAATACTGCGTTGTCTTTGTCATGAGACTTATTAGTGTTATCTGTACTGTCTTCGAGCCACTTAGGTACTGAAGCTACTGCGTCTGTTTTTCCCCATAGTGCCATTGTTATCTCCTTGTTTTTATTTTATTAACGTTAATAATAAATTTTTATTTTAGAACTTTATATAGTTCATCGACTAAGTCAGCTTTCTTTTTGCGTTTATCCAACTCAATTCCTGCCTTACGACCTTCTTCCTCAAGTCCAGCTTTTGTTAGTTTACCTAACGCAGCTTTAGTAACTTTAGGACCTTTAGCAACAGCAGCCTTTT